AACAGGGGATCGTACCTTCTGTATTGTTTTGGATACGTGGCGCGCCTCGAAATACATCAGCGATACCCGGGCATCTTTAACCATCGTGGAGCTGATGCCGTTAGCGGCGTGGTAGACCTCATTTGGCACGCCTTCATATCGACCAGGCTCGAAATACTCCGGCCATGCTGGCGCTGCTTGTTCAGCCTCTTCCTCTTCATCGCTATGAGCACTCTCGGAAACCTGGCTTTTCAGCACTTCGGCGGTAAGATCCGGGCAGCGTTCAGCCAGTATTTTGCTCATTTTCACGGCAATTGTTTGCGCAGGAGGCTCATCAGCGCCTTCGCCTGCTGATACCGCATTATCATTTTCGTCTTCGACCGGCTGAGCCGTTTCCATCTGCACATCGCTGGTGGTTCCCCCGGAATTAACTGGATGTAATTTTTCTTCTGCAGCACGCTGGCGCGCCTGGTCCACGATAGAAAGTGCTGGTGCTGGCTGGCTATCCATCAGACCATCAATCGAAAAAACACCATTGCCCATGTTTGAAACTTCAGGCTGTTTGGGTTTGGTCAGGTCTTCGGTTATCCACTTCGGATCCGTGGGGTCACTGATACCTTCGACATATTCGCCGCGTTCGGCGGCCAGAACCTGATTAGCGTCAGGGCGTTTCTTTTGAGCTTCTTTCACCAGTTCGGTGCCAATTACCTGAAAGTCAGTTGGGAGAGTTTCCAGGTCAGGCACACCTTCATCTCCATCGATAGCCTTTTTCACAGCGTCCAGAGTGACGGCGGCAGATGAAACATGACCAGCTTTTTCAAGCGTCTCAGCAGTAGGGGCGTCATGCTTATGCTCGGTCAGGTTCGCATTGATATAGGTCTGCAGACTTACCGGGAAATGATGAATGTCGCTGGTGGCGCCACGAATAAGGGCAAAAATGGCGGCGCGGGAATAATCCAGGATGCCTGCGACCTTGCGCAGCGCTGCAGACCATTCCTTGAACGGACTTTCTTTCTTCTGGACGATCTCTTTGGCCCGGCGGTGAATTGATGCCGGGAAATTGTAGATATCGAAATCCATTGGCATTGTGGCCAGGGCTATTTCTACATCGAGCGTATCAAGGGTATGGGTGTAGTCAGGGTTGCGATCGGTTTTATTACCGCCGCCAGCATTAGTTCCTGCATCAGTTTTGATAACTGAAGAAATACAGTTACCGGCAGCCCATTCCCTGGTGAGAATGCCGCGGTCGATCGCGTTCGTGGCGAACCACAGCTTTGCAAACTGGATACGTTTGCTGAGCTCATGTCGTTTCCCTTCCGGGAAGACTTTTTTATTGGCGCTGGTGAATTTCCAGAGCGCCGGCATATCGTATTTTTTGATTTCAGGGACATTCTCGGCGGCCAGAATCAGATCCTGGACGGCTGCGTTATCAGTGTCCATTTCAAGAGCTGACAGCTCCTGCCGGTGAGGCATGCTGATATGATAAACGTGACGTTCTTCGGCCATGTACTGCGCCAGCAGCTGCGCGCGAAAGGGGAGTTCGGCCACGTTAAAAAGCGCGCTGGAATCGTCCTGGTATTCATCACTACCGAAAGTTTCCACGGTCTCAGAGGTTACTCCTGCATCATCGATGTGATGATCCGCAGGCACCTGACCTGGCTTCAGAGCCCAGGTGCGACCATCGTCGCCGAGCTGGTAGCGTTCGCACCATGAGTAATCGAGAACACCTTCCGCCGGCAGGTCATTGAATACCGGAAAATCGGTGCGAATTGGTTTTTGATAGTCTTTGCCGCGGCCTGTTTCGATCCCAGCGTCTTCCAGATCGACGTCCAGCTGCAGAAGGGCGCGAGCTTCTGATTTATTAGTGCGCCAGATTACGGCATCAGCTTTACCCGATTTTTGAGTCGCTTTTATCAGATAAAAATATTCCATGTGATAGCCTCTATTTTGGATGTAGAATTCCCCGGGCCATTGGTAGCGCCCATTCAGGGTGGTCATTGGTTTTGGTAATTTCCGGTGTAACTTTGGTCGGTGGCACCGGACGTACAGCCCGCTTCGGCGGGTTTACGTTAGCCCTCGTGAGCCATCAGGTCGTGAGAGGCGCAACGTTCTGAGCAATACTCTTTTTCTTTCCGTGCGAGCTGGTTCCCCTGGAGGTACAACAGGGTGCTCACCACTGGTTTTCCCTCGATTGCTTTACGGCAGTAGCCGCATTTCTTCTGCATTCCTCCCCCTACATTTGCACCGTGAACCCGGCCGGATGCTCGTCCAGTACACCCTTCAGCGGATAACATTCGGCTTTCACGTGTTGCTCTTCTGCAGCTGCCTTGCAGTCATTCTCAGTGTCGTAAACGCCGAGCAGGACATCCTGATTACCGCCCGTCAGCATGCTGACGGTGAGAACCAGGGCAAACATCGTGCTCATGAAGGGTCTCCTTTTTGCGCGAGCATGTAGCACACCCGGCGGATGAAAGCTGACAGCGGACTTAAACGAACAGCCTGCTGACGAGCGGGTTTGCGTGCGAAATCATTCATAGAAATAACTCCCTCAGTGCGCTGATAAGCGCTATCCAGATGAAGAGTCCAATTACTGCCGAAATGACCATGGCTCTAATGCCTTGTTTACTCATTTCAACCTCTGCCTTGTCGCCGGCCAGCGGAACGTTTACCACCTGACAACAATGCGTTTGTTGTCGATGAGCTAAATTTACAACCATTAATTTCAATAGTCAAATAATTGAAACTAAATTTAGTAATTGAGGGCGAAAAAAACGCCGACTATGTCAGCGTTAGGGGGCGGGGAGTTAGCGGTTAAGGTCTTTTATCAAATCACCAACATCATCTTTTAGTGCTTGAAGGTCTCTCAAAACGCCCTTTGCGTGAAGGATTAAACGTAGTTTTTCCGCTTCGGGAAGTTGGTTAAAGATGCTAAGGAGCGCCTCTTCTGTAACATCGAGTTTTTTGGGAAGACCTAGTTGAGCTACCAGTTCGGGATCATCTGTATCAGGCTGCATGAAATACCAGTGCTCGGGCTTTCCCGTTACTTCAGCAAGCAACTTCATCTTCTTGCCCCGCGGAATAGAGATTCCTTTCGCCCACTTCTGAGCCGCCTGCGGCGTTACACCAACGCGGCGGGCTAAATCGGAAAGGTTCCAACCATGCTCAGTAATGGCTTGGTTAAACCTGTAAGCAAAAACTTGATTGGTTTCGGTAGTCATACTTTCCATTTTACAACCCCGCGTTTCAGAAGTAACTGAAACAAATTGGAGTAATTTAATTGAAACATACGGTTTCAATGTGTATGCTTATTTTCAACAAAAGGAGGAGTCATGAACGAGCAACTTAAAAACAAAGTTAAATCAATCACTACACAAACCGCGCTTGGTGAGGCAATGGGTCTTTCATCTCAGGCAGTAAGTCGCTGGATGAATTCTGGAAAAGTCCCTACGTCACGGGTGCGCGCGCTTTGTAAGTTTCTTAATTGGCAGGTTACACCTCATGAAATTGATCCTGAGGCGTATCCAAACCCCACAGACGGCCTGCCGAAACAGGAAGGCTGACTATGCAAACACTTTCCTTTCAACAAAATACCGGATTCAACACCGGCGCCCTGATAAAGCGAAATCAGCTGAGAGAGTCAGATCACGACGCTATTCGCTCTGCTGTTCGCGCCTGGGCTGCAGCTGAGGGCCAGGATGTTGTATCGGCACATATCATCGATGAGTGGCGCCAGCAGGGCGGTGAGGAGATCGCGTTCCCTGATGATATCAGCCGTGCCCGACAGAAGCTTTTTCGCTACCTGGACAACCCGGCCGAGTCTGAGCGCTATCGCGAGTACGTTCGCCTTCTTACCCCGGCAATCATGGCCGTTCTTCCGCTGGAGTTCCGACATCGTCTGATGCCACAGGACGATATTTTGTCGCGCCTGTCTTCGGCCATGAAGGAATGCGCTGAAGCAAAGCAAGCGGTGATGCTGAACGCGCCAGAGCACCAGAAACTGAAGGAGGTGAGCGAGGGAATAGCGTCGCTTTTCAGGCTAATGCCTGAGCAGACAGGAACGCTGATGACGATCGTGAGCTCAATGCTTGGCGTGATGTAAGCGGGGTATCCATGAATCACATCGATATTATTGAGAAGAAAGTCCGCGAGGAACTTCTTCGCCAGGGCTTCACGCAAGCAGTGGCTCAGGGCGGGGCATGCCAGGCGGTCGATATGTACAAGCGGATGTCACAGGCAAGCCGCAAAGGGGGAATGTTTGACGATGTTATGCGATACGCAAAGTTATGGGCTTAGAAGCAGACCAGCGCAGCTGAACGCCGGGAAGCAAAGCGCAAAGTGCGAAAGGGCGGCGACCAGGCTGGGTTGTTCTGAAAGGGTGAAGACTGTTGTGCGCCAACACAGCCAGTCTTCGGGGTGTGAAAAAAGGGCTCTTAGTTCACGGAGTGAGTATGTCAAATACCGCTGAAGTTATCAATTTTCCGATTAAAACCGAGCGTTCGGGAGGTCAAATGGCCGACCTGGCTAACGGGTATACCAAGATCGCAAACGAGATACAGAAGCTCAAGCCACGTCTGCGGATGTCTGGTCGTGAGTGGCAGTGTCTTGAGGCTGTTATCTGGCTTACCTATGGATGGAACAAGAAGCAGGACCGAGTAACAAACACGGTGATTGCTGAGCTTACAGACCTCGGAGAGTCGCATATTTCCGACACAATCAAATCTCTCGCGGAGCGGAAAATTATCTTCGCTCATAAGCAGGGAGTGATGAAAATTGTCGGTATAAATACTGAGCTATCTGAGTGGATTTTAGACAAACCGAAAACGGGAAAACTCTTCCCGGAATCGGGAAAAGTGTTACCGAAAACGGGAAAACCTTTCCCGGAAACGGGAGACACCCAATACAAGAACAAGAACAATAGTAAAAGATCTTCTTCGTCTCGGAATTCTAAAGAATCCCGAAACGAGGAAACCTTGAAGTTTCTCTCTCGTCATCCAGAAGCGGCCGATGGGATTTATACCCCTGCGGGTAAATCCTGGGGAACAGCTGACGACCTCAAAGCCGCGCGATGGATTTTCGATAAAGCCCTGACCGTTAATGCCTCCCTCTCAGAGCCGAACTGGGTTGAATGGGCGAATGCCATCCGCCTGATGCGCCTGCAGGACAAGCGCACGCACTATGAAATCTGCGAACTGTTCAAGTGGGCAAATGAGGATGGTTTCTGGCAGGGAAACATCCTCTGCCCCTCAAAACTACGTAAGAAGTGGGACCAACTCACAACTCAACGCCTGCGCAGCCATGGTCCATCAAGAAACTCATCAGGCGCCAGTGCGCTGGACAACACAGACTGGATCGACGGGGTACTCGAATGAAATCTATCGCAGAAAGCATGCACAACTTCGACCGTGAAAACTTCCAGCGAGTGGCTGCCGGGCTTCCGGAAATGCAGGACGAGCAGGCAGTAAAGCGCCAGGCGGCCAAGACTGCGGAGATCTTCAACGAGCTGTTCCGCCAGCTGCTTGCCGTATTCCCGGTGTTGGCCAACAAATCTGTGGAAGACCTCAACGAGATGCGTCGCCAGTGGTTGTTGGCGTTCAAAGAGAACGGGATCACCACAGTTGAGCAGATTAACGCAGGGATGCGTGTTGCCCGCAAACAGGAAAAACCCTTCATGCCGTCGCCGGGACAGTTCGTCGCCTGGTGTCGTTCTGAGGAGGCGGTAACTGTAGGCCTGCCAGATGCGAATGAGCTGGTTGAAATGGTTTACCAGTATTGCCGGACTCGCGGCCAGTATCCAGACGCTGAGTCGTACCCATGGCCTGAGCACAAAATCGAACCGTTAACGCTGAAACACAAAGCCTGCTACTGGATGGTGACTGGCTTGTACGCAGACATGCGCGCTAACGGCCTCAGCGACACTGAGCTGCGACGTAAGGCGCAGGATGAGCTTCTGCGTATGGTTCGTCGCATTAAGACCGGTGAAGCTATCCCCGAGCCGGTTAAACAGATCCCAAAGCTTGGCGGACGTCCGCTGAGTAACGAGCAGGGCTTAAACAAAATCGCTGAAATCCGCGCGAAATTCGGTTTAGGCAGAGGGCGGAATCATGGCTAGAGCATTATCAGCAGTTGAGCGCAGAGAGTACGTCCGTGCAGTGATTCGGATCACCAGGCATCAGGGGCGCCTTACGACCACCGAGGCAATGAAAAAACTGGGGCTGAGCCGCGCTACTGTCCAGCGGTATTTTTCCGAAGCAGAAGCGACTGGCGAGGTTGTCCGGCATGGTCGTTTGGGGCTGTTCCGCGATCAGCGGGCCGTCATCGACTTTGACATGAAGCGTTTTGGCCTGGTGCCGAAAGTTGCTGTTGGGATGAATTACAGCCTGCTTGGCAGTCCTGTTTTTCAGCGAGTTTTAGATGTTCAGGAGGCTATTCATGGCTAAGAATTCAATCGATGTATACGGTGCCAGCGGCAAAACAAACGTGCTCAGTTTCGAGCCTGAAAACCTGCACCTGGTCACCGATAAGACCCACCCACTTTACGATGAGCGTGTACACCTGCCTATCGAGGAAGGGATGGTACTGAACATTGCGGAGCTGGGTGTACTGGAGCCGATCATCGTCTGGAAAGACCCCGAAACGGGGCTCACCTGCGTAGTTGTTGGCCGTCAGCGCGTTAAACATACCCTGGAGGCAAATAAACTCCGTCTGAAAGAAGGCAAAGACCCACTGCTTGTACCTGGAGTCGTTAAGCGCGGATCAGCAAATCAGATGGCTAAATACATGGTCAGTGAAAACGAAATTCGCCGACCTGATACACCGCTTGGCCGGGCTAAAAAAATGTCAGACGCGCTCGACCGTGGGCTCGATGAGGACGACATTGCAGTGTTGTTTGGCTGCAGCGTTCAGACCGTTCGTGCAACGCTTTCCCTTCTCGATGCCACCCAGGCCGTCAGGGAAGCGGTGGAGGCTGGCACAGTTACCGTTACCCAGGCACGTCAGCTGGCATCGCTTAAACCCGAAGAGCAGCGGGAGAAGGTCTCCGAAATCGAAGCGGCAACTGCTGGCACAACCGGCCATGAAAAAGCCCGGCGTCAGCGTCAGATCCTCGGTGATGCAAAGCCGCGCCTGAAAACCCGCAAAGAAATCACCAAAGCCCTGGAATCAGCCGAGGGTGAGTATGCAAGCGCACTTCGTTGGGTGCTTGGGGAGGCCGTATGACAATCGTAAAAACCCATACCGGCACCGTGATCACCAAAGACGGTCCGAAGGTAAAAAAACTGCACCAGACAGAGCGGATGTGGGTCGTCGGCAAAAACGAGTTTTACCACAAAGAAACCGGGCGCCGTCACTTTGCAGAAAATACGCGCCGCCGGTTGCTGCTCGACACCATCAAGCCTATCGAGGTGAAGCATGTTTAAACAGAACGAAAAGGCTATTTTACAGATTGCGGAATATATCCCGCGCGCCTGCCGGGGTATGCAGCTGCAGGAAGCGAAAGCGCGTCTGGAGAAAAAAATCGCGCTCTATACCGATGACGGCTGTGATGTTGCCGTTCTTAACGCGGCGTTTGCATCAGCCCTTAACAGTCATACGCGGGAGTCTTTTTTTTCGTGCATCGCCAAGCAGCTGCGCGAGGGGGACAAATGACCGAGCAAACCATCCTCGACATGTGCTGTGGCTCCCGCATGTTCTGGTTCGACAAACAGGACCCGCGTGCAGTGTTCGCCGATATTCGCTCCGAGCAGCACACCCTGTGCGACGGGCGCAGCCTGGTTATCAGCCCGGACATTATCGCCGACTTCCGCGCGCTGCCGTTCGCTGACGCCTCTTTCCCCATTGTCGTGTTTGACCCGCCGCATCTTGAACGAGTTGGCGAAAACGCCTGGATGGGTAAGAAATACGGTCGCCTGAATAAAGACACCTGGCGCGATGACCTGCGTGCTGGGTTTAAAGAGGCATTTCGCGTACTGCGGCCACACGGCGTTCTTATTTTCAAATGGAACGAAACCCAGATACCGGTTAGCCAGATTCTGGCGCTGACAGATGAGAAGCCGGCAATCTGGCAACGCACCGGGAAATCGGACAAAACGCACTGGGTAATTTTCGTGAAGGGGGCCGACAAATGAGCAACTTTGATACTTCATCGCAAGTTAAGGCTCGCAAGTTACATCGCTGCTGTGAGTGTCACGGCGCTATCAATCCAGGCGATACCTACGAGAAAGTTTTTGTCGTCCAGGATGGCGATACCAGCAACCTCAAGACGTGCCAGAAATGCACAGAAGCACGTGACTGGCTGCTTAACGAAACTGATTGGCCTGACGATATCGACGGCGAAGGGCATTCGTATTTCTTCACGATGCTGCGTGACCACCTCCGAGAGCAAGGCCGGGAAGGTGACCGCAAATACGCATTTCGAGCGTATCGGCTTGTCGTCCTGATGGATAAGCGCCGCATGGCTTATGCCAACGCATACAACGCGGAGACCGTGAAAATCCGCGATTCTCTTGCTCAAGGAGTCTCAGCATGACAACTGATATCACCGAACTGGCGCAGCGTATGAAGGCTGCAGCAGAGAAAGCGACTCCGGGTCCGTGGTATGTACACGACAAGCCGTGTGAAGACGGCAACTACGGCATTGATACCAGCGATAAAGAATTTCTAGCTGAGGCTGTAGTTTGGTGGGGGTTTGCCCGCCAGAGCATTTGGCGTGAGGAAGACGCAAAATACATCGCCCTGGCTAACCCTGCCAACATCCTCGCGCTGGTAGAGGCGCTGGAAACAGAGAAACGTATTTGCGCAACGTGGAGAAAAACAGCTAAGTCGACCGGTGAAAAGCTGGAGAAGGCGCAGACCATCAACGCAGCAGCAGAAAAGCTGGTTCGCTGCAAAGGTCGCTATCACAGCGAGCAGAACTATCGAGCGCTGGCGGCACTGTTTGGCGTGAAAACCCCGGACCTGCCGCCGTTGGAGCATGAAAACGTCCATTATGCCGATGCTGCAGAGATGGAGATTGCAGCACTGCGCCAGCGCATCGCCGAGCTGGAGTCCCGCACCGTCACCGTGAAGCTGCCACAACGACTTCAGCCAGGCGCTGATGGTTGGGATGACTGGTATGTGCACAGCGACGATGAAGGAGAATATCTCAAGTTTGATGATGTGCTGGCAATGCTAACCGCCGCTGGCATCAAGGTGGAGGCCGAGTGATATGAAAAATTATTTGAGTAATCTGGCGTCAACTCTGCAGGGTATAGCTGGCGTTATTTCAGACGGTGAACGAGTGCAGCATGAATGCCCTGCATATTTAAAATCCGCGCTCCTTGAGGCGTCCCATGCATTAGATGGGCAGTCGGTTCGGGTTCACTATCCGCCTGCAGGCAGGCCCGAAATCATAAACGCCAGAGGAAAACGCAGGCAACTCAGCCTCCGGGAACGGATTGCAATCCGCATCCTCGGCGGCAGAACGGAGATTAGGCCATGACCAAATCAACCATAGCCAGAGAGCGCCTGGAACAACTCGCTGATAACAACACTATCTGCAAAGTTTCATGGGATGAGCGGATCGAACTGGCACAAATCGCGCTGGCCGGAATGGACAGCGAGCCAGTGGCGTGGACTGACGAAGAAGAGTTGCGAGATGTTAGCCGGGTAGGGTTTGGCGAGATGTTCTCTATTAAGCCGATTACGCCAGATGCTGATATGAATCGCGTAATCCCGCTCTATCGCCACGCGCAGCCAGCACAAACCGGTGTCGATGACGATGTGCGCAACATCATTGGGTTATTAGAAACCAATGAATGGGCTGAGCATTGCACTGAAACGGTTTTAGGCTCGCGTCTGGAAGCGGAAATAACGCGACTCGTTGGTAGTGCGCAGCCAGCGCCGGTAGTGCCGGAGAATTGCGTAACAGCAGAACACCGTCGCGTTATTGAAATGCTCCTAAACGTTTGCGGGGCCGCATTCGAACTCGCTGATGATAGTTGTCAGCAAGATGTTGACGGGGGGGATTGCCATGTTGTTCCAGACGACTCATTTCAGAAGCTAAGCGATGCGCTGGACGAAATCGAAAACACTCTCCCGACCGAGGATATCGACAGGCCTAGCGTATTTCTTGCCTGGTCGGCAATGCCGAGGGCGGCACTGAAATCTATTCTCCAGGCTGGCAACCCTCCGGTAATTCCAGATGGTTACGTGATGGTACCGATGAGGTTAACTGCTGAGAACGGTGCAAAGGGGGCGCTATCCGGTGAGTTTTCAGAAACCAAGTTCGTAAACTGTCCGGAATGCTTTGGTGATGATGAGTGCGAAACCTGCGACGGCAGCGGGAGAATTGAAATCACAGTACCTGTCACCTGGACAACCATCAAAGAAATCTGGGCTAAAGGCGTTGAGCATTTTTCAGCCACACCAAGGGAGGTGAAAGGTGAATAAGGTCGAACTGCTTGAGAAGATATCGGCGCTCGCTACTGAATGCCATACGCTGGCTTGTGAGCTTGATATTGGTGATGAGCGAACCGAAATGTTCGAAATCTACGGCGTGCTGCACAACCTCGGTCGCCGCGGCTACGCCAGTCAGGTAGGGCGGCGAATGAATCCGCTGCTCGCTTCCTGCGATGATGACGAGGATGAGGAAGATGACGATTGGGATGAGGATGAAGACTGATGCCTAAATCCCCCGCAGAACGCAAAGCCTTCAGTTGAAATCAAACCCCTCTCCTGAGGGGTTTATCGTATATGCTCATTTTGCTTTTCTCCCCGGGAAGGGCGATAATTACCTCGTCAGCCTGAGCAACTGACGACTTACTTCCGGCGCCAAGTGGGGACACATGGCGCACAAAGTAAAAAACATCCGGATTAAAGATTTGTATGCAATAACCCTTCTGATCGTGATGATTGTTCAGGTTGTTGTAGTAAATGCAGTATTTGTCTGCGTGGGGCTTGGGCTTCTTGGGCTATCTGATGAAGCCCTGACGATTTTCGCGGGATGCTCAATGCCTCATATCTGTGGTCTTGTTTACTGCGTTATCCAATCCGTTTTCCGGGCAAAAAAATGAAAAGCCTTCTCTGCGGAGAGGGCTTTTTTATAGTTGATTAAACTGAAAATCTACGCGGATCTGGGTTCTCCCAGCGGTACATAATTGACATGTATTTCTGCAGTGTGAAGTGCGCTAAAGACAAGCAGGTTGCGCGTTGTGGTAATGCGGTTCCTCCGCCTTTTGCTGAGGCGCTGGTGAGGGCTAATTTACCGGAGATGTGCCTGAAAAAAGACATTGCAGCATGATAAAACCCGCTTCGGCGGGTTTTTTAATATGGAAAAACATCAATCTAAACATAAGCATGGTGTTAGCAAAAAGTGCTGCAGAGGGGTTGAACATTTCATGCAACCGGTATACTGTTTATTTATACAGTATCCATGTGAGGTGCTAACCATGAAAGTTGAAGTCACAATTGATAAACATAAAAAACTCCCTGATGGCGCCATACCTGCGCTTGAGCAAGAATTGCTGCGCCGCTTGTCCCAGTCTTATGATGACTGCAAATTAACCATTCGACGCACAAGCAACGATAGCCTTAGCGTTTTGGGCGGCGCTGATGGCGATAAAAAACGCGTTGAGCAAATTCTGCAAGAGACATGGGAAAGCGCAGACGACTGGTTTTATTAGTTTAATTGTGATGGTGGCGGCTCTTATCCCAGAGCATCGCATTCGCGTTTCCCTTGATGCTGCTACCCGTTTTTTATGAGTGCGTCTGTATGTCGCTCAGGGGGTAATGTGACAGATGGTATTGACCCAAATCAGCAGGGGAATGTGTGGGCCACCATTACGGACGGATCCGGACATGTGTTGTGCTCATTCCGATTAGCTTTGAATGACCGAATCCTTTTATCGAATATTAATAGTGAAGTATCGGTTAGGAAAATTGCTAAAGATGAACACCTCTGGACAAGAAAATCATTAGTGGAGGTTATTAAGGAAATGAGCTCTAAAAATTGACTCATAACAGCTAGCTACATCATACTTGTAGTGCTGGCCTGAACAACCAGCCACCTGACAGTAATGCGCCACCGGAGAACGTGATGGCGCAGCTTCACTTAATAAAACAATCTCAAGGTATCCTGATCCCCGCGACGCCGGAGACCAGTGATTTTCTGCAATCAAAATGCAAGCTCGGATCCGTTCTGGAAGCCGATTATAAGCTTGTCCGCAATCCGGCGTTTCACCGCCGTTACTTTGCTTTACTCAATCTCGGCTTTGAATATTGGGAACCTACCGGCGGGGCGATTTCGTCTAACGAGCGCAGGCTTATCACAGGTTACGCCAAATACCTTGCTGCATATGGCGGGAGTGAATCGGCGTTGCTTGATGCCGCCGGGCAATATCTCGACCGGATAGCTGAGAAGCGATCCGGCTATATCAGTATTTGCAAATCCTTTGATGCTTACCGGGCGTGGGTCATCGTTGAAGCCGGCCACTATGACGCCATACAGCTGCCGGACGGCACGCTGAAAAAACACCCTCGCAGCATTTCTTTCGCAAGCATGGACGAATGCGAGTTCCAGGAACTGTACAAAGCATCGCTGGATGTTCTCTGGCGGTGGATCCTCTCTCGTTCATTCAACAGCCTGCAGGAAGCTGAGAACGCCGCCAACCAGCTTTTAAGCTTCGCGGGGTGATGCCGATGAAACACTCATGGTTTCACCATCTCGAATGCACAACGCAGCAGGCCGACGAATTGGTAGCGAGATATCGTCAGCGGGGCGTAAAGGTCGAACGAAGCTTAAACCCTGACTTTATGACATGGACCGTCAGCGCGCAGCTGGTGGAGGACAAAAATCCGCCGCGGCCAGACTCTCGCTGGCGCAACAGGATGTGGGGGTGAGTATGGCGAACCTACGCAAAGAGGCGCGTGGCCGCGAATGTACCGTGCGGATCCCCGGGCACTGCAACGGCAACCCGGAAACCAGCGTGCTGGCGCATTACCGCCTGGCGGGTACGTGCGGCACAGGATGCAAGCCTAACGATACTCAGGCGGCGATCGCCTGCAACGGGTGCCATGACGTAATCGACGGCAGAACCAAAACCACCGATTTCACCTACGACGAATTGCGCCTGATGCACGCAGAGGGGGTAATGCGCACCCTGGAAATCTGGCGAAAAGAGGGACTCATCAAATCATGAAAATCTACGATATCACGCCCATCGGCAAACCCAGGATGACCAGAGCTGATAAGTGGAAGCAGCGTCCGGAAGTAATACGTTACCGGGCGTTCTGTGATGAAGCTCGTCTGCGCAAAATTCACCTGCCAGACTCCGGCGCTCACGTCACGTTCGTCATGCCTATGCCGCAAAGCTGGAGTCAGAAAAAGAGAGCGCAATACGCAGGACGTCCACATCAGTCAAAGCCCGACTGCGACAATATGCTGAAAGCCCTAATGGACGCCCTCTATGAGGATGATTCACACGTCTGGGATTGCCGCATCACCAAAATTTGGGGCGAGAAAGGGCAGATCATCATTGGGGAATCTCTATGACCCTCGATCACTTCATGCAGTACCAAACCGAGAGCGTTAAGCGCGCCAGTATGCCGCCAGTAGCAAAGCACAACCTGAACCAGACCAAACCAAAACAGCCAAAGAGGGCCGCAGCGTGAATCTTGAAAACACAGTGAAATACCACTTCGCAAAATCCACGCTGATTAGCGATTCTCCGCGTGCTACCGCCTCTGATTCACTGACCGTCACCGACATCATGGCAGCAATGGGCATGACCCAGGAACGTGCCGCTATGGGGTATAGCGCTTTCCTGGGCAAGATGGGCATAAGCAACAATGACCGGGATCGGGCTATCGGACTATTGGCTGAGTACGCGCTGACAAAATGCGATAAGGTTGCTGCGTTGCGAAAGCTCTCGCCAAGCGTAAAACCCCGGGTTATACGGATCCTCGCAGAGTACGCCTTTGAGGATTACTCCCGCAGTGCTTCCAGTAAAAAAACATGCGACTGCTGCAATGGGTCTGGATTCATCGACGCAGTGGCGTTCACCAACAAAGTAACGTATCCGGACGGCAAACCGCCGAAGTGGGTCAAAGTTACAAAGGGGATCTATCCATCATACTGGGAGGAGGTGAAGTCGGTCCGGGAGCAGGTCCGGGTGCTTTGCCAAAAGTGCAAGGGAAAAGGGACTGTTAGCGCCGCCTGTAACGACTGCCACGGTCGGGGGAAGGTAGTGAAGCAGGATGAGACGGAGAAGCAGGGAGTGCCTGTGATGGGTAACTGTAAACGTTGTGGCGGTCGCGGGTATGAGCGAATCCTCTCCACTGCTGTACATAGGGCCATTTGCCAGATAACGGACGCCATCACTCTGGACACCTGGAAAAAGTCGGTTAAACCGTTCTTTGACGTGCTGATCACTAAATTCGATATAGAGGAGGCGTGGGCAGAGGCCCAACTCAAACAAATAACGCGGTGAGATATTTACTTTTCCCGAATTCGTGTTAATTTGTCCTAACGATGGGCATTGTATGTTCACCGTTGAAGAAAAAATTTAAAGCCTCGGCAAATGCCGGGGCTTTCTGCGTTTTGGGCTCGCTTCGGCGGGCCTTTTTCATTTCAGGCTCACGGGAACCATCTTCGATACGGCTCGTTGTTAAATCAGCCCGATGGGCCTGACCCTTTTCAAACACACAGCACCCCGTTAACCCGGAGGTGAACCTATGGCAAAGCATATGCAAGACAAAGAAAGCATGGCCGGAATCACCTGGCTGGCTCTGCTGATCATTGCTGGCTGGGGCGGCCTTGTCCGATTCCTGATGGATGTGAAGCAGGGCAAAGCGAAATGGAGCTGGATAAATGCTTTTGCGCAGATTGTGGTTTCGGCTTTTACCGGGGTCATTGGTGGGCTCATCAGCATTGAAGGTGGCCTGAGTATTTACATGATACTGGCCACTGCCGGTATCAGTGGTGCCATGGGTTCCGTAGCGCTCACGTATTTCTGGGAACGAATCACCGGAGTGAAAGCACAATGACAGCAGACCAGATTATCGAGGGGATCCTCGGAAAAGAGGGTGGTTATGTCGATCACCCCTCTGATAAAGGCGGGCCAACCCGCTGGGGCATCACGCAGACCATAGCTCGCGCACATGGCTACACCGGAGATATGCGAGAGCTGCCCAGGGAAACAGCAAAGCAAATCCTGCTGAGCGATTACTGGACCGGACCCCGGTTTGACCAGGTGGCAGCTCTATCTACGTTACTGGCGGATGAGCTTTGCGACACTGGCGTGAACATGGGGCCCAGCGTCGCCAGTAAGTTCTTTCAGCGCTGGCTGACGGCAATGAATATGCGTGGGAAGCTTTATCCCGACCTTATCCCGGATGGCGTGATTGGACCCCGAACTATCACTGCTCTGAAGGGGTATCTTTCTGCCCGCGGGAAAGAAGGCGAGCAGGTGCTGCTGAGAGCACTGAACTGCAGCCAGGGCGCCAGATATCTCGAACTGGCGGAGGGCCGCGAAGCCAACGAGGATTTTCTCTACGGCTGGGTTAAGGAGCGTGTCCTGTGAAGATGATCATTTTCGCTTTGCTCGTGCTGGTGGCTGTGCTCGTTCTGTTACTTCTGCGCAAATATACCCGGCTGGAGTTCGTAGGGCATGCCAGCCTGCTGCTGAAAACGTGGTCTGTAAAGCTGGGAGCTATCGGCGCGCTGATTGGTGTATGGGCGCAGTCGTTCCCGGATGCTGCGCTGCACGCCTGGGCGGTGCTGCCGCCGGATATCAAAAATATCCTCCCGCCAAACATCGTTGCGTTGATTAGCCCTGCGCTGGTGGTGCTGGCCGTGCTATCGCAATACGTGCGACAGCCAGCATTGAAAGAAAAGGCCGACGAACTGAAGGAGCCGCAGCAATGAACTTCGAAATTATTGCTGGGCTGGTGGTCGTCATCCTGGGCGCTATCGCTGCCGCTTTCGGTATTGGCCACGCTCGCGGGACCAGTAAAGCTGAATCAAAGGCCGAGCAGCAGCGCAGCGAAGAGAGCGCCGCCGCCATCGTCGCCACGGCAGAACGTAAGGCGGAAGTTGTGAAAGGGGCCAGTGATGTACAGGAAGACGTTAAGCGTATGGGCGATGACGATGTTGATCGCGAGCTGCGCGAAAGATTTACCCGCCCCGGTAGTCGTTGATACGGCCTGCAGCTGGGTACGGATCATCTACCTTACTGACCATGATATCGACGTGCTGGATAAGCAGACCAAGCGCGACATTCTGGCGCACAACAAAGCAGTGCAGGCCAATTGCTCGAACATTACCCCCACTAAGGGATAAATCACCAACTATCCCCACGCGAGGATAAACCAATGAAGCGATAAGCGGATAGACCGCAGCTGAAAGGCAATGGAGCAGTCGTGATGCTCCCCTGAGTCGCCATTGAGCGAGCCTGTGTAGCGACGGGTCAAGGTTCTTATATCAAAAGAAGCTCCGGTAAAGCAGCGCGAATGCCAGACGCGCACCGGTTATAAGCGGCGATGATGCGACAGTGACTCAAGGGCATGAGCGTGGCCACTCCGGGAAGTGGCAAAGCATTACAGGAGTCATTCTGCCGAGTGGCTTCGATAATGCTCCCCACATCGCACAGAGGTAACACATGGCAGAGATCACTTCAGCTCAACAGATTCGAATGAACTTGCTTGCAATGCTGGGCTATGACACAGCCGCAGCGAAAGAAGCCATTCAATTCGTACAGGACGACGATCTCAAGTATCAAATGTTCGTCCAGCAATACAACCGTGTCACGAGTGAGAACACCTACGTGGCGAAGGCCATGAAAGCAATTCAGGAGTCTACTGAAGCGCTGACGCTGTTTGATACCATCGCAGAGCAGGCGAGCTAAGGCATTACAGCAGGCATTCACTGAGTGCCTGTGATAATGTCGATGCGTTACTTAATCGAGAGGGCAAGTAAATGCAATGGACATCAGTAAAATTTCAATTACCACAGCCAACAAAACAGGTTTCTTGGTATATCGTAAATACGGATAAAGGTGTTGGCTTTGCGGAATTTAATCCCCTAACCGGATTTAGCAATATCGTGATTATTGATAACAGCCAGTATTTTAATCTTGAAATAACTCACTGGATGCCTTTACCTCCGCCACCGTCAAGCAATTAAAATACCTTGCTTTCTACCGAGTCATTACTGAGCCACTAGCTTTCGCTGGTGGCTTTTTTATTGGAGTGAATATGGCAACTAATTCACCCTGGCATCACCTCTATAACACCAAACGTTGGTACCGGCTGCGTTATCACCAGCTTCAGAAGCAACCACTCTGCGAGTTTCACCTCAGGCGAAATCAGGTGATATCCGCAACCGTTGTTGATCACATCAAACCACACAAGGGCGATGAAAACCTCTTCCACGACCCGGACAATCTTCAGTCGCTTTGCAAGCGCTGCCACGATTCGGTTAAGCAACGTATGGAGAAGGGCGGAACGGTTACCGAATTCGACAATGAAGGCAGGGTTATCTGGTAAAAGGAGCGCGCAATGCAAGATATGAAGATTGAATACCGCGATGGCAAACTGGTGGAACTGAGTATTGATGGTGTGAGTTTTCTTTCTGCGTCCGCCATCTCCTTTAGTCATATCGCAAACGAGGAGCCACCAACGATTATCCTGACAATGTCTGTCGGTGCAGGTGAGCGACTGGCGCCCGCCGTCCCTCCCCGTGAAAACCTGCGGATCATCGATAAATGATAAATTTTCTCATTATCAACCAGAGAAGGTGGGGGGAGGGGTAAAACTCTGGCGGCAATCGTAAAAAGACCGCGCCCCCAGTTTTCTTTTCAAAAACGTCCAGAAAAAAAGGAAAAAAGCGATGGCACAGCGAGGCAGAAAATCTCTTGCCGCGACGACGGCTGTGTCGCTTCCGGCTCTGGCTGAAAGCAGGCTGCAGCCCTCGTTACACCTTAGCGATCCAGAGATAAACGTTTGGATCAGACTGGTTAACGATAACCCGGCCAGCTCATTTACTGAAACACATCGCGACATGATGGAAATGTACTGTCGGCATGTGGTGCAGGCGAGACTGTTAACCACTCAGATCGAGGAGTTTGAGCTGGAGTGGCTGGCTCGGGACGATGGGCTGAAGCGCTACGATAAATTGCTCACGATGCGCGAGCGTGAAGTGCGTTCTGCGTCTTCACTGGCAACGCGACTGCGTATCACCCGGCAGGCGACTGCTGATCCTAAAACAGTAGGACGCGCCAACAAAAATCTGCCGCGGGAGAAAAAACCCTGGGAAATTGAATAAGGCTCTTCGATGGCTAAAAAAACTCTGACAAGAGCCGAGAGGAATATCCTCTGGTGCGAAAGAAATATTTATATTCCCGAAGGTAAGTTTGTCGGCCAGCCGCTGAAAATGGCTGAGTTCATGAAGGATGACTTCAGAGCCATTTTCGACAACAAGCATGGTACACGTCGCGCAATCATCAGTCGCGGGCGAAAAAACGCCAAAACGGTGGAAACCGCCATGCTGATGCTGCTCTACCTGGTAGGGCCCGAGGCTGCACCGAACTCGCAGCTGTATTCTGCGGCACGCTCACGCGACCAGGCGGCCATTCTGTTTAACCTTGCCTCGAAGATGTGCCGGATGAACCCGGTACTAATGCAGTACGTTGCGATCAAGGATTCAGCTAAAGAAATCCACTGCCCTGAGCTGGGTTCTTATTACCGCGCACTGAGTGCCGAAGCTACCACGGCCTATGGTTTCTCGCCGCGATTTGTTGCACACGACGAACTGGGCCAGGTTCGTGGGCCGCGAGACCCGCTTTATGAAGCGCTGGAAACCGCCACCGCTGCACAGGATAACCCTATTTCGATAATCATCAGCACCCAGGCGCCCGATGCGAGCGACCTGCTTAGCCTGCTGATTGATGATGGCCTGACCGGAGCCGATCCCCGGACGGTGGTCCGGCTTCAGACCGCGCCGGAAGATATCGATCCTTTCTCTGTCGAGGCCATCAGGCTGGCAAACCCGGCCTTCGATGTGTTCATGAACCAGAAAGAAGTGCTCGATATGGCCGCCAGTGCGAAACGCCTGCCGTCTCGCCAGGCAGAGTTTGAGAACCTTGTGTTAAACCGCAGGGTTGAAGCGAAAAGCCCGTTCGTTAGCCAGAGTGTCTGGCATATGAACAAGGAGGAACCCGGCGAACTTGCGGGGGCTACCGTATGGGGCGGGCTCGATCTTTCCAGCGTGTCAGACCTGACCGCACTGGTGCTGAACACCACGCAGGGCGATGTGCACTGTAAGTTCTGGCTACCAGAGGAAGGGCTGGCAGATAAGGCGCGTAACGATCGTGTGCCTTATGACATATGGGCGAAGCAGGGCTGGCTAAACACGACACCTGGTAAGGCTATCGAGTATGGATTTATCGCAAGGGAGCTGCGGCGCGTTTTTGATCTCTGTAACGTCAGGGCGCTGGCGTTTGACCGCTATAACATGCGCTTCCTTCGCCCGCATCTCATCGATGCTGGTTTCACCGATGTGGAGCTCGAACGATTCGTAGAGTTCGGTCAGGGGTTTGTTTCCATGTCGCCTGCTCTCAGGGAGCTGGAAGCCAAACTGCTCGGTGCGCAGCTGAAGCACGGCAATCATCCGATCCTCGAAATGTGCGCCAAAAACGCCACGGTAATCACTGACCCTGCCGGTAACCGCAAGTTTGTGAAAGGTAAGTCGAGCGGACGTATCGACGGCATGGTAGCGCTGGCGATGTCTATTGGCGCGCAGACCAGTGACGAGGTAGAGGAGCAGGGTGACGTTAATGATTTCATTTACAACTTTTTGAGCGTGTAAAAATGGCAGATACCGATTACAGCATTGACCTGCGGACGCGATCGCCATTCTGGGCGCGCATGGCCTCTATCCTGACCGGCGGCCGCCTGGTGACACCCGATAAGGGCTCGCAAATGGCGGGTACGTCAGCGCACGGTGTGGTTGGTGATTCTGTTGTGACTGATGAGCGTAATATGCAAATCAGTACGGTATGGGCCTGCATCAGGTTAATCTCCACCGTAACAGCATCTTTACCACTCGATGTTTATCAGACCAAAAATGATCAGCGCACGAAAGTGGACAACAGTCACCCCCTTGCGAAACTGCTGAGATTCCGTCCCAACAACTTCATGACCGCTCTTGAGTTTCGCGAAGCAATGACTATGCAGCTATGTGCCTACGGCAACGCCTATGCACATGTTGAGCGAAACGGTGTTGGTGACGTGATTAGCATGGTTCCACTGATGAGCGCCAATATGGAAGTTCGGCTCAGCGATAACGGTAAAAATATTATCTACCGCTACCGACGGGACACTGAATACGCTGACTTTTCACAGAAAGAAATTTTTCATCTCAAAGGATTTGGCTTCAATGGACTGACTGGTCTTTCGCCGCTGGCGTTCAGTGCGAAGTCTGCTGGTGTGGCCATAGCGATGGAAGATAACCAGCGTGAATTTTTCGCCAACGGTGCGAAGTCTCCGCAGATCCTGATGACTGACGGCAAGGTGCTGACGAAAGAGCAGCGTGGGCAGCTGGAGGAAAACTTTAAGGAGATTGCTGGTGGTCCGGTCAAAAAGCGGCTTTGGATCCTTGAGAGCGGCTTCACCACGCAACCTATCGGCGTTTCGCCTCAGGATTCAGAAATTCTGGCTGCGCGTAAATTTCAGGTCGCCGAACTGGCGCGATTTTACGGCGTGCCTCCACATCTGGTCGGCGACGTGGACAAAACCACCTCCTGGGGATCGGGGATTGAACAGCAAAACCTGGGCTTTCTCCAGTATACCCTCAAACCCTACCTTGATCGGTGGGAGTACAGCATTGAGCGCTGGCTGGTCAAAGAGTCAGAACAGGGCATCATTCACGCCGAGCATAACCTCGACGGGCTGTTGCGCGGTGATTCAACAAGCCGGGCATCATTTATGCAAATCATGGTCAACACCGGGATTCGGACCGTTAACGAGGTTCGAAGGCTGGATAACCTGCCGCCGCTGCCCGGAGGTGATGTGGCGACACGGCAGTCGCAGAACGTGCCCATTACCGATCTCGGAACAAACAAAGAGCCCCGCAATGCCGGGGCTTAATTTTTATGGGGGCTATGATGCCTGACATTCAGAAGACGCTGGCTTTCGACCAGACAGAAATCAAGTTCATCGGCGACGGCAGTAAGGGAACATTTGAAGGGTATGCCTCGGTTTTTAATAACACCGACGCCGATGGCGACATTATTTTGCCTGGTGCGTTCGCTGGTGTGATTGCTAATCAGAGCCGCAAGGTGGCCATGTTCTTTAACCACCAGACACGCGCTATCCCGGTCGGTAAATGGGATGCCATGCATGAAGATGACAAGGGGCTATTTGTCCGTGGTCAACTTACTCCAGGGCTTAGCCTGGCCGAAGACCTGAAAGCTGCCATGCAGCATGGCACGGTTGAAGGGATGTCTGTGGGGTTTTCCGTTGGGCCTGATGATTACACCGTTGGCACGTCAGGGCTCATCTTCAAAAACATCTCTTACCTGCGGGAAATTAGCGTCTGTACTTTCCCGGCTAACGAGCTCGCTGGCGTAACGGCCATGAAGAGCATCGACAGCATCAAATCTATTCGCGATGCGGAGGCCTGGCTGAGGGATTCAGTCGGGCTTTCGCGTTCTGAAGCACAGGCATTTATCGCCCGTGTTAAGTCTGCAGGCCGAAGCGAGTTCGGTAGCGACGACATTGACGCGCTGGCACAGCGCATTAACTCATTTGCCGCTAACCTGCGGACACCTTAACGGAGTAACACATGTCTGAATTATCTGTACTGGAAAAAGCTATCGAAAACTCCCAAAAAGAAGTAAAGGAGCTTATCGAAGAACAGCGTAAATCCATCAACCAGACCGGTGAAATCAACAAGCAGCTGCAGATCGATCTGACGAAAACACAGGAAGAACTGAAAGCCACCGGCACCCGCCTGTTCGATCTTGAGCAGAAACTGGCCGGAAACTCTCCTGATCAGACTGCGCAGAAGTCATTTGCTCAGCGCGTATCTGAAGACCTGATGAAGGGCTGGGACGGCTCGCGTACCAAAGCGAAAGTCACCAGTTTTGATAAAGCGATTGGTTCCGGCGCAGCGTCGGCAGGCGCCCTGGTCCAGCCGCTGCAGCTGCCGGGTATTCTTATGCCGGGTCTTCGCCGTCTGACCGTGCGTGACTTGCTGGCACAGGGGCGTATCACCAGTAACGCGCTGGAATACGTGCGCGAAAACGTGTTTACCAACGCTGCAGCACCAGTGGCAGAAGGTACCCTCAAGCCGGAAAGTAATATCACCTTCACCAAAGAAACGGCGAACGTGAAAACTATCGCCCACTGGATCCAGGCATCGCGCCAGATCATGGATGATGCCCCGGCGCTCGAGTCTTACATCAATTCCCGCATGATGTACGGACTGGCGCTGGTGGAAGAGAACCAGATGCTGAACGGGGACGGTACCGGCGATAACCTGCAGGGGCTCAACGTAGTAGCGAACGACTACGAAACCACACTCAACGCAACCGGAGATACTGGCGCTGATGTTCTGGCACACGCCATCTATCAGGTATCGCTGAGTGAGTTCGAAGCCGACGGCATCATTCTGAATCCGGCGGACTGGCACCGTATTGCTCTGCTGAAGGACGCTAACGGCAATTACATCCTCGGTGGCCCGCAGGCGTTTGCCTCGAAAGTGCTTTGGGGGCTTCCGGTGGTGTCGACCACAGCGCAGACGGCAGGCAAATTCACCGTTGGCGCGTTTGGCCTGGCGTCGCAGGTTTGGGATCGCATGGATGCCACCATCGAGATCAGCAACCAGGACCGCGATAACTTCGTTAAAAACATGCTGACCATCCTTTGCGAAGAGCGCCTGGCGCTGGCCCACTATCGCCCGGCAGCGATTGTGACGGGTGATATTGCTGTCAGCACTGGTGCATAACAAAAGGGCGCGGCCAGCAATGGCCGCGTAAATGAGATGAAAATTAAAGCTCTCCGTATGTTCTCGCATTATCACCTGGGTACGGTATCTCAGGGGGAAATCCGCGAGGTGCATAAAGAAATCGGCGAAGTACTGGTGAAACTGCATCTGGCCGAGGCGGTTGAGCCTGAAAAGGCAACAGACTCTGGTTCTGCGGAGCCTGCTAAAGCCAAACCAGGGGGTAAAGGTGGAAATAAGCGAGGAACAGCTGGCGCAGATAAAGGCGCATCTGAAGGTTGATGGTGACGACGAAGATACGCTTATTTCTGCCTATGCTTCGGCCTCCGTCGATTATGTTGAGCGGTTTTGCGACGGTGCGCTGGTCGAAACATTAACGCCGCCAGTGGAAGGGGAAACTCAGCCCCGTGAGGTTATTTTTACTTCCGGCATCTGGGCGGCAATGCTTTTGCTGATTGGACATTGGTATGCGAACCGCGAAGCGGCAGCGCAGAACCTATCGGAAGTTCCGCTGGGCGTTGAGGCGCTGCTGATTAGGCACCGGAGGTGGAACTAATGGGCTGCTCAGGATGTGCTAAACGGCGTGAGTGGTTAAAAAAGTGGACGAAAATAGCCTATGAACGAGCAACTGGTAAACGCGCTGATAGCAGCGCTGAGAGAACAAACAACAGCACAGCGAGAGCAGACGGAAGCGATAAACCGCCTGGCTGAGTCTAACGTCGCCCTGTCCGATGTAATTATCCAGTCGCTTGCCGGCGATCTCGATGAGGCGCCAGAGCAGCAAACCTATCTGAGCGGGAAACCCAGGGGGTGATATGCAGGCCGGAAAATTGCGTCACAGGATCACCCTGCAGGAACCGGTCAAAGAACAGAACCCGACAACGGGAGCCGTAATTAATACCTGGCGCGATGTCGCAACCCTTTGGGCCGAAGTCGCTCCTTTATCCGCACGTGAGTTTATCGCCGCCCAGGCCTCTCAGGGCGAAGTTACCACCCGGATAACGATTCGTTACCGTGAGGGTGTTACCCGCAAACATCGGATCCTGTTTCGTGGCCGCATCTACAACATTGAGGGCGTTTTACCTGATCCACGGAGCGGCAGGGAATACCTGACACTGCCTTGTTCAGAGGGGGCTAACGATGGCTGATGGCGTGGAAGTAAACCTGACCGGCCTCGATTCCGTCCTGGGGAAACTGGATGCCGTCTCACAGGTCACTCGCGATAAATCCGGTCGTGCAGCGCTGCGTAAAGCGGCAAACGTCATCAGGGACAGAGCGCGCAATAATGCCGCGCGGGTTGATGATCCTCTCACCAAAGAGGCTATCTACAAAAACATTGTGGTCAGTTTCAGCAGCAAGGCATTTCGCAGAACCGGCGATCCAACGTTTCGTGTCGGGGTGATGGGCGGCGCCAGGCAATACGCCAATACAAAGGCCAACGTCCGAAAAGGCAGGGCGGGTAAAAGTTTTAACACTGCCGGAGATAAAGGTAATCCCGGCGGGGATACCTGGTACTGGCGATTCCTGGAGTTCGGCACAGAACATGCTGCAGCGAGGCCAATAATTAGGCCTGCACTGAATGGGGTCGATGCCGATGTGATTAACGTTTTTGCTTTGGAGCTGGAAAAGTCCATCGATCGCGCTGTACGACGGGCGGCTAAAAAAGGAACTCCGGTATGATTGCTCCAATATTTGCAGTTTGCGCAGCCAGCCAGGCAGTCAGGGATTTGTTAGGTTCTACTCCCGTGCGGCTTTATCCGTTCGGTATGCAGGACGACAATATCGTTTATCCCTACGCAGTCTGGCAAAACGTAGGTGGCTTCCCTGAAAATTATCTAAACCAGCGGCCAGATGCAGATCACTATTCTCTGCAGGTTGATGTCTATGGTGATACTGACACCGATGTGATCGCCGTTGCCCGCGCTTTGCGTGACGCAATTGAGGGCAAGGCCTATATCACCCGATGGGGTGAACAAAGCCGCGATCCTGAAACAATGCGATACCGCTATTCCTTCGATGTTGACTGGATAACGACCAGATAACCAACAACCCCAAACTGACCCGCCTTGTGCGGGTTTTTCTTTTATGGAGACAAAACATGTCTGTATTAACGCAAGGCACGCAGTTTTTTGTGCTCAAGTCTGGCGTGGTCAGCGAGGTTGAATGCATCACCAGTTTCAACCCCGGCGGGAACCCTGCCGATCAGATTGAAGATACCTGTCTGAGTGAGCGGGATTCCAGAACCTACAAAAAGGGACTTAAAACGCCTGCGGCCGCAACCGTCGGGCTTAACGCTGATCCGACGAACGCCAGCCACATTATGTTGCATGGCCTCGCTGAAGCGAATGACCAGACGCCGTTAACTTTTGCGGTTGGCTGGTCAGATGGAACCAGTGTCCCGACAGCCGCCGCTCCTGGCGCTGAGGATGCTGTTGATGGCCTGGTGCTGCCATCGGATCGAACCTGGTTCATTTTCCAGGGTTACGTTTCCGACTTCCCGTTTGATTTTCAGGGTAATGCTGTTGTGACGACCTCCGCCACGATCCAGCGGTCTGGCTCTTCCGTATGGGTGCCGAAGGCCGCAGCGTAATTAATATGCCCGGTTATCCGGGCTTTTCTATTCAGGAGCTGAAATGCAACTTACTCTCGATACGTTAAAAGAAACCGGTGCCTTTACCGGTCGTCCCGTGGAAAAAGAAATTAAGTGGAAAGGTCGTGACGGGAAAGAGCATATCGCAACCGTCTATGTGCGCCCGATGGGCTACCACACCACTAAAGCTGAACTGCTGGCGTATAACGGGAAATCGGACCCGATTGCTGAGCGCATTGCGGCGCATATTTGCGATCAGGACGGCGCCCCAGTGTTTACCGCGGCTGACATTCTTGGGACTGCTACCCCGGATCGTGGGGCGCTGGACGGTCCGATTGTTATGGCCCTCCTGGCTGCAATTCATGATGTAAACGAACTGGGAAAGACTACGAGCTAACCGGCGAGGATGAATTCTGGTGCGAACTGGTGATGAACGGCATCGGCGGCCGCACCATCGCAGAGGCTCAGGAGCGGATGAGTCGCAGGGAATTTCTGGTTTGGCTCAAGTACCGTGAGAAGTACGGACCGCTCAATATCATGATGCGTACCGAGTGGGGGGCGTCGCTGGTGGCGTCTGTCCTGGCTAACATCAATAAGGCAAAAAACACGCCGCCGTTCAAGGTAAGTGACTTTGCACCGCACATCAACGAAGCGCCATTATCTCTGGAAGAAGCTATGAAAAGTTGGCATTGATGACTTTTAAATCGCTGCAGTGATCACTATCATCAGTACAACAATAACCACTGGGATAGGGATATGAAGAAAATAGCGATTATGTTATTTGCATTATTGTTAACTGCGTGCGCAGCAAATCCACCTAGCCAAGTTCAGTTGCATTCGGCTGATTATGGGGTGTTACCGGATAACTATCAGCAGCAGATAAAGGATTGGTGGGGAAGGATGTTAAAAGACCCATATTCTGCTCATTATACTTTTGGTACACCAGAGAAAGCATGGTTTAAGGATGGCATTTTAGCTGAATCAGGAGGGGCTATGCGATATGGATGGCTTATTCCAATAACCATTAATGCTAAAAACTCTTATGGTGGATATACAGGTGCTGAAGCACATACTATTTTTTACTCTCATGGGAAAATAGATTCCGCTGATGCTCAAGTGAATGCGGGCTATACGGGAAAAGTTAAATAATTTTAACCAATATATAAACAAACCAAAACCTCGCTTCGGCGGGGTTTTTTGTTGCCTGGAGAAAATTGAATGGCTGGCAAGTCCCTCGGTACGTTAACAATCGACCTGATCGCTAAAGTAGGTGGATTTGTTCAGGGCATGGATAAAGCCGAAAGATCTTCTCAGAAGTGGCGCGACCAGGTAAAAAAAGACGCTAAAGAGGTAAGTTCTTCAATCATTGCTGTTGGGGCTGCGGCGGCTACAGCAGCTGTTGGCATTGGTGCTGCTGGGTTAGCCATTGTCAAAAATACTGCACAGCAGGTTACAGAAGCTGAGCGCTGGGCAAAATCTCTTAAAATGTCCACCCAGGATTTGTTATCCTGGCAATACGCTGCTGAACAAGCCGGTTTAACCGGTGACAACATAGCCGATATTTTCAAAGACATTAATGATAAGGTCGGCGATGCGGTCCTGAATAAATCAGGTGAGGCTGCTCAGGCGCTAGATACTTTGGGGCTTTCAGCTCAGAAGCTGGCTCAACAATCCCCAGATAAGCAGCTGATGGCAATCAGTGAAGCATTACAGAAAATCCCCACTCAGGCCGGGAAAACAAATATTCTCGAAAGTCTGGGTAATGATCTGTCAAAAATGCTGCCGTTGTTCGATAACAACAACGAAAAGCTGAAACAGTTTATCCAGCTATCAAAAGATTTTGGTGTCGCTCCACCGCAAGAAGATATTGATAACCTTGTTAAGGTTAATCAGTTCTTTCAGGACATAGAGACTAGCGCCCGCGGCCTTAAAATGGAAATTGCTTCGGGGCTGGCTAAGGTTGACCTTACACCATTGCAGGATGGGCTTGATGATATTCGTGACGTCTTCACCGATCCTGCTGTTCTTCAGGGGCTATCAGACCTGGTTGGTGAAGCCATAAGCCTTGCCGGGGTTGTGGGGCGTATTGCTGGTGGCCTGGGGGCCATTGCAACTTATACCCGCTCTCGTATCGGTGCTGTATCTGGTAATTATAACGCTGCTGATGAAAGTGATATTGCACAGCGCATTGAATTCCTTAACAAACGAGGGAATCAAAGTAAGGAACAAAAAGACGAATTAGAATTTTTAACTAAACGTCTTCAATTTCTTCGCGCGATAAAGTCAAGCATGACTCCGGAGCAGGTAGATAGAGGAGCGAAAGGGCTCACATCTCTACTTTCTGATCTTGGCATTGACACTTCTAAAGATAATGATTTTTCGTTGGGCAAAGGGGAGTCTAACCAGAACCAGCCAAAAACAAAACCAAAAAGCAATCCTACTGACAATGCTTTCAAAAATAGACTGCTTGATTTACAAAAGCAGGCCGCCCTAATTGAAACAACAGGTAAAAAAACTGCAGAAGTAACCGAACTGGAGAAGATTAATTTTGATATAACCAGCGGAAACCTGAAAAAATTATCAGAAGGGCAGAAGGAACAACTTCGAACTGCGGCTAAAATCCTTGATTCCAAGAAGGAAGAGTTACGGCTTAATCAGGAAAATGCGAAAATAGCTGAATATGTTTCAGATCTTGAAAGACAGAATAAGTTAGTCCGCCAAGGGTTTGATAACCAAATAGTAGGCCGTTATTCTGGTAGTCGTGAACGTTCACGCATGCAGGATAATAATGACATTCAGCAAGATTTTGCTTCTCGACAGGAAGAGATTTTAAATCAATTTCAGTCTGGAGATATTGATAAAAGTCTATACGATAAAAAGAAAGAAGCGCTTCAAAACTCGCTGAATGAAAGGCTAAGAATTCAAGAGGAACATTATAAGAAGTTAGATGAGTTACAAAACGATGGTGTTGCAGGTTTCGTTTCTGGAATATCAGATCAAGCTGCTGCATATTCAAACCTATATGCAAATATGCAGCAAGTAGGTGCCCAAACGTTTAGTAGTTTAACTGATATGGTAATTAACTGGGCGGAAACCGGTAAATTAAACGCTCAGGACTTTGCGGCGACATTCATTCAATCTGTTGGGGCTGCATTACTGCAATATGCGGCTGCTCAGGTAGCAATGGCAGCGTTGAGTGCCTTCACTGCCTGGATTGGTGTTCCCTATGTAGGGCCTGTGGTGGCGTCAACCCAAGCAATAGCTGCGGCAGCTGCTGCTGGTGTGTTCATGACTGCTATCGGATCGGCGCTTCAGGGCCAGGCTCATGACGGTATCGACTCTGTGCCCGAAACTGGAACCTGGCTCCTGCAGAAAGGTGAGCGCGTTACGACAGCTAAAACCAGCGCAAAACTGGATGCCACTCTGGATCGAGTTGCAAACCAGTCAACAGGCGGCGGCGCGATTTATTCGCCCACAATCAATATCCCCATTAATGGCAACCCGTCCGATGCGACAGTAGCCCTCGTGCGCAAAGCCGCTGCTGAAGGTGCTGAGCGCGGCTACCGAAAAGCTGTCAACTCGGTGACTACCGGGCAAGGTGATCTACACAGGGCACTTATGGTGAAAACCAACTCGGGGAGGAAAATTCGCTGATGGCAATCACCACGACACTTTACTACCCCGCTGATGTTCTCCCTGGGCCGTTGAAAGACGGCTTTGGAATGAAGCCGAAATCCCCGGTAAAAATCACCGAGCTCGTAACGGGGCGTAAAAGAATACGGCGTGGCTATACCTCTGTTCCTACGGAAACAGATGTAGCCTGGATTTTTACTGACGCGCAGGCCCAGGCTTTTGAGGCATGGTACCGGGATGTTCTTAAAGACGGCAGCGCCTGGTTTAACATGCCGCTACTGACGCCAGTGGGGCAAAAAAATTACGTTTGCAGGTTTAACGATATTTATGAGGGGCCTACGCCTGAAGGAGGCTTGTACTGGCGGTATTCAGCATCCCTTGAGTTATGGGAACGGCCGCTGCCGGCGGTTGGCTGGGGAGAATATCCGGAGTGGATTGTGGGGAGTTCGTTACTCGATATAGCTCTGAACAGGGAGTGGCCTAAGCATGACAGCGATTAACCGCCTTTATGCGTCCTCCGGGTCGGAGGTCATCATTGGTACGTTGCAGATCGATATTGGCGGCCAGACGCATTATCTGTGTGAGGGGTACGAGGACATTACGGCGGTTACCGAGAGGGGCGAAACCGTAACGTTTATTGCCTGTGCCATTGTCCTATCCCTTCCTGCCAGAAACGAAGACGGGACGCAGGACCTGAAGTTTATGCTGTGCAACATCGACGGCGTTGTATCCACGGCTATTCGCAAGGTCATTGATGCCATGTCCACTGCCAGCATCACATTCAGGAAATACATTTCCACTGACCTTACCGCGCCAGCGGAGCCGCCTTACGTCATGCCGGTTAAAGGAGGCTCCTGGACACCGCTGACTGTAAACGTCACTGCTGGTTTTAAAAATATGCTCGATTATGCCTGGCCACGTGACAGGTACACGTTGACGTACTTCCAGGGTCTTCGTTACACACGATAGGTATCCCATGATCAACATTGATAAATACCTGACCGTCCGCTGGCAGATGGGCGGCCGCACTTTTCCTGTTCTCGACTGCTACGGCATTGTACATGAGGTCCGCCGGGACCTCGGATTGCCTGAATGGCCTGCGTTTGAAGGTGTGATAAAGGATGGCGATGAAATGCATATTGCCTGCAATAACTTCCGTCAAAACGTAGTGCGGTGCGAACCCTGCCCGGGTGCGGTTGCCGCCTGCTATATGGGGGGGGTAATCGGTCATCTCGGCATCGTGGTTGAGCTGAGCGGCCTGCTTTATGTGATGGAATGCAATCCCCGGCGCAACGTGACCATTCTTCCCCTGGCGCGTTTTGAACGTCAGTTTCTGAAAGTGGAGTATTACCAGTGACAATCCGCCTTTACCCGTCGCGTTTGCCTGGCGAACCGCTGGAGACGCATGAACACCGGGATACGACCATACATGACTGGATGCTCCAGCATGTCGATAACTACCGTAACGATATGGTGCAGCGTGTTACGTTTGAGGTGAATGGTAAGCCAGTCCCACCGGCAGAATGGCCTTTATGCTTTATCAGTGCTGAGAGCGATGTAAAAGTTTACCCGATCCCTGGTGAGGGAGTGACGGCAACTGCTATCGCTGCCTGGGCAGCGGCGGCCATCGCTGCAGCTTCGGCTGTGTATGTGCTGATCACCATGTCGAACATGGATAAAGGCGGCTATTCATCCTCCAGTGGTCTGGGGCTGGATTTAAACCCAGCCCGCGCGAACCAGGCGAAACTTGGAGACCCAATCCGCGAAGTATTTGGCCGTTGCCGTATCTATCCAGATTATGTCGTACAGCCAGTGACGCGCTTTAATCCTGATGATCCAACGCGAATGACCGTCGAAATGATGGTTTGCCTTGGAAAGGGGAATTTCGCGTTTACAAATGGTGATATCCGTGTGGGTTCAACACCTATTTCAGCATTAGGGGACTCGTTCAGTTACAACGTTTATTCACCTGGAGCAGATGTTTCAGGAGATCGGCGAAGTGAAAACTGGTTCAACTCGACAGAGGTAGGTGGTACTTCCAGCGGGAGTGGGCTTGATATGGCCCAGACCTCGCCAGATTCGACAGATATCAACGCCGACAGTATGACCGTTTCTGGCGCATCCGTGACGTTTAACGGGCTGGATGATGGCAACGATGATGACGATGAAGGCAATGCATTGCCTGAGTCGTGGGTTGAGGGGGCCATTGTTACGATCGTCGCCCCGATGAATTTTCTGGTTTCAACCTCGTCGGGATATAGCGTTCTCGCCAGTAACTCTCTGGGTGAAATTAATCCCTATCCGGGGATGCCGGTTACCCTGGAAATCAACGGCACTGAATATGAACTGGTTATTGCAACTTATACGGCAAAGCAGGACGCGATACCCGGGGTGGGTGGAAATGCGGCCAGCCTGAAAGCAAATGCCTCCCCATCAACATATGATTACTCCGTTACCGGCCAGACTTTTACGATCACCTGGCAGGGACATGAGTACACTATTTCCCTCGTTGCAGACTATGTGAATATGCCCGGCCTGCTGGCGGTGATAAACGATGGCCTGACCGGGTCAGGATTACTGGCGCAGGATAGCGGCGGTGTTGTGCTGATTGCTGAGGCATCAAGCCCCTGGCTCGGCGGAAACATTACCTCATCATCGCTACCGGTAGCCGTTTTCGGCGACAGTCCTGTATTTACCTCCGGCACCGCGTCCAGCGGAGGCAGTCCGGCAATAACTGCTAACGTTACGCTGGCGTATGGGAGTGCAGCCGGAGTGGCATTTTCCGGGATACCGGAGGGAACACAACGCCTGGCGCTGGCTCACCGTGGCAACGAGTACCGCATTGCGGATGCGGACGGTACGACCGCAACGGTTCAGCGACTGATTGATGGAGTGGTTGATCCTTCCTGGTCTGGCTTCTCACCCCGCACGATGATTGACTATCAGGCTACAGGGATCAGCGACAACAATACCTGGATGGGGCCGTTCCTTGCCTGCCCGGAATCTGAAGTGGTGGACGCTTTCGAGGTGAATTTCTCCTTTCCGTCTGGCATTTGCGGATTCGACAGCAAAGGCAAAAAACGCATCAGGCATTGTGAGTGGGAAATACAGTACCGTGTTTATGGATCTGGCTCTGGCTGGACGAGCAGGCAGGGGGTTTACGCGCTTAAAAATATCAACGGGTTGGGTTTTACAGAGCGTTTTGATCTCTCTTCTCCTGGGCTGGTTGAGGTGCGCTGCCGTCGCCGCAATGAGCAGGGTAGCAATAACGCGCGTGACTCGATGTACTGGCAAGCGTTGCGCGGTCGCTTGTTGGCTCGGCCAACATCCTATGCTGGCGTCACCCTGATGGGGGTTACGGTTGAGACGGGGGGCAAATTGGCGGCTCAGTCTGACCGGCGCGTAAACGTTGTGGCCACGCGCATTTATGACTCTGGCGTAGCCCGTAGTATCTCTGGTGCGCTTTATCACGTCGGCCGTTCTCTTGGTATGGAAATGGATACTGAGGCAATAGATGCCCTGGAGCAGACTTACTGGACCCCGAACGGCGAGTATTTCGATTTTGCCACGGGTGACAGTATTTCTGCGCTGGAAATGCTTCAGAAAATCGCTGCAGCCGGAAAGAGTTATTTTCTGCTAAATACCCAGTCTGTTGCATCAGTGGGTCGTGAAGGTGTTAAACCCTGGACCGGGGCTATCACCCCTCACGAGATGGTATCCGAGATGCAGACCGATTTCGTCACGGTGACTGACGACGATTACGATGGTGTTGACGTAACCTATATCAACGGCTCGACCTGGGCAGAAGAGACGGTGCAATGCCGTCTGCCTGGCAACCCAACGCCGCTGAAAATAGAGGCATACCGGGCTGATGGTGTAGGCAATCCTGATCACGCATATCAGATTGGTATGCGCCGACTGAAAAAATACCAGCTGCAGCGCATGACGCATAAAACGACGACGGAACTGGACGCGCTCTGTTACAACGTCGGGGATCGTATTGTGCTGACCGATGATATCCCTGGCAGCAACACTATTTCGTGTTTGATTGAGTCGATGACAACTGCTGGTGGGGTGACCACATTCGATGTGTCGGAGCCGCTGGACTGGACTTTTGCAAATCCACGCGTCTATCTGCGTTATCAGGATGGAAAAGCATCACGGCTGTTTGAGGCATCACCCACAGGTGACAACTATCAGGTATCCGTCCCGTATCAATCTGAGTTCGCTGATATCCTGCTGGATGATCCGATAATTGAGCCTCCCCGGTTAATTTTCTGTAGTTCTGAGAGCGACCTGTATCACGCCATTGTGTCCGAGATAGTGCCACAGGACGATGGAACCTGCGAGATAACTGCCCGGCAATACCGCGCTGAATTTTACGACTACGACGACGCCACATACCCCGGCGACGTCGCTTAATACCAAAAAATCCCTTTCAACTTTTCTTTCGCTCAAACCCTCGTTTGGGCGAACGCTATTTTTTGGAGCAAAAACTATGGCTTTTAATCCGCCGTTGGGGAGTTCGTCTCCTGAGGTGCTGCTCGATAATGCTAAGCGACTCGATGAGCTGACAAACGGGCCTGCAGCTACTGTTCCCGATCGTGCAGGTGAGCCGCTGGACTCCTGGCGGAAAATGCAGGAAGACAACGCCGCTCTCGTTGATGAAACCCGCCAAAACCTGATCCCTCTCAGCCGGCAGTACATGACGTTTGAGGCAGCTCAGGCTGATATCGCGAATATCCCGATAAACTCCACAACCTACGTGCGTAGCCAGGACGGAAGCGCGCTGGCAGACGAGTACATCAACAACGGTGGAACGCTGGAGGCCACAGGGCGCAAAATGCCGTCATATGAGTTGATTGAACCGCTGATCAACCTCATCGAATCTGTTTTGTATGCCGACAATGACGAGTATTCCCGCTCTCCGGCAGATTCTGCAATCATGGACAAAAACCACCGCTGGTTATTGCAGTGGCATGGTGATGAAATCTGGCTGAAGAACGCGGATATCAAAGGCACTCTGAAGATTAAAGACCTTCAGGTCTCCGGTGACGTCTCTTTTGACGATGCGACAATCAACAGACTGAGTGTTTCCAGCCTGGACACTGATACGATTTCTATTGGCGGTGTTGAAATACCGGTGTCGTTCGCGAGTCCCGATGAGTACGCCCGTTCGCCTGCAGACTCCGCAATTATGGATAAAAACCATAGGTGGCTGATGTTCTGGGAGGGCGACAAGTTAAATCTCAAAAACCTTGCAGTTAAATATGGGTTGACCGCCGGGAAAATCGATACCAGCGAGCTGAGCATCAATGGCGTTCGGGCTCCTCTGGATTATCTAAATCCTGACGAGTATTCCCGCTCTCCATATGCTGAGGTGGTTGTTGATAAAAACCTGCGCATTATGCAGTCCACCGACGATGACGGTCATGTCGTTATTGCCGGCCGTTTAATTAATCCTGAGCCTCCTGCCAGCGATTCGTATGAGGTTTATGCGGACGCTGGAAAATTATATCGCATCAATAAAACCACGTCTGACCGCGAGTTAATCGATTCGAACACGAATAATTCTAACGTGCAAAATACACCTGAAATATTCACGTTCGATTCGAATCGTGACGATACTGTCATCGGCAATAAATGGTTTAGCGCATACAGCCCCTATAAACCAGCTGCATATTTCGGGCGACGGGCGATTGTTGGTTTCGGTCATTCATTCATGGCTAACCCGCGATTCCTGCGCACGCTGTCTGATTTAACCGGTCTGCCGACCTACAATTTTGGCCGGTCTGGCGGGCTGTCGCGTACCGTTGCGTTACGTGAGGGGGCATACACTGTTTCGTATGCTCCGGTAGGTGGCAGCATCCCGGCGTCCGGTTCTGTGGCGCTGACTCCAGCAGACCCTGGCGTTTTACAGGTCGTAGACAACGCCGCAGTATCGGAAACCGTACGTGGTAACCTGGCAGGTGTAGACGGGACGCTGGCCTGGGACGGAACAACGCTGACGTTTACCCGTGACGCCAGTGGGTCGGCTGTAGCTGTTCCAGCTGCGACGCCGTTTATTTACTACCCATATACGATTGACTCCACAAATACCGTGGCGTCTGGCGTGCGGTACGACGCGCACGGTGATGCGATAAATTTGTTGTGGTTGGGACGAAACAATGCGACTAAGCAAGGTCAGATTCTCAGCGATGCCAGGGCAATTATTGCGCATTTAACCGCACACCATAAGCGTTTTGTTATTCTCCCTGAATTTCAGATGTCATCTGAAACAAAATCAACGTATGGAAACGGAAATATTCTGTGGCTGAATCGTGAGTTAAAAAAACTCGCCCCGGATAATTATTGTGAAATAGACGGTGTTGATTTACTGGCGAACTTTAATGCTCACTATAACCCGGCATACGCTCAGGATGTGGCGGCTATTGCCAACGGCATTACACCAACATCATTACGTCAGGATTCGTTACACCCGAGCCAGACGCTACAAGCTAACGCCCTGTATATCGGCGCGGATGTTAACGCGCAATTCGTTTATCAATTTCTGTTGAAAAAAGGTTGGTTATAATGGCTAAAGGCCCGTACGAAATACGCAAAAATCTGGAACTCCTGTCGGGCGATATTCTGTATCGCGATCCGGGTATTTTCGATTCGACTATCGGTTTACTCGATTTTGGAGACACCTGGGCCGGGGGCGGGAAAACCGCTGGCTACCAGGCAAACGACCAGATTAAAAACCTGTGTTATGTGGACGATTATGCATATCCGAATATGGCTATGCTCTATGATGGCGGCGGCATTCGTGTTGACGAGCATAACGGGAGCAAAATCACGTTGCCGGAGTCGTTCATTATCCCTGCCACCTGCACAAAACAATTAGTTCGCATGTGGTTTAAACTCCCGACGTCGGACATCGGAGATACAACCGTTTTATACAATAACCAATTGCTGGTTATTGGCGGGACATATGCATCAAACCAGTCTCTGACATACCTGGGGGCAAACAACAAGGCGGATGGGACGCTCAACAATATGGTAGTTGGCGGGTTTGGTGTGGGTACTGATTCAACTGAGGCTATTGCCAGCATCGTCAGAACTGGCCAGGTTGTTCAGCTGGCGTGGCTGGCCACCAAAATCGACGATAAGTTTGTATCGTTTCGGGTGTTCGCAAACGGCGCTTACGTTGCAGATTTAACACCTGTCGCATTTGGTAGTCGCCCGGCTTCAATCCCTGTGCGGCAACTGAATAATAAAGGGGCGTCGGAAAAATCGGTACGTAACACCACATATCGCGTCGCTATCGACGATCTGACTGATAGCGACCTCGACCCTGCTCATATCGTTGCAGTTGATTACTCAGATAACGTCTCCCGCTTTAGCTAAGAGCAACACGCGGCTGTCATGAAAATTGATAGCCGCTTCCTTTATTGATCTTCTCCCTCAATAAAACTACTGTATACAAAAACAGTAGTTATCGGAGGGCAGACATGCATCGACAGTCAGAAATCGCCGCGGCGTTCCGCGAGTCAGTTTTGCGAAACTCCAAAGGATACCAGTACCTGCATACAAAGGATTTTGTGTCAGCGCTTCGCCGGCGCGGCATTCACTTTACTGAGGTGGAGGCCAACTCCTGGATCGCACGCGAGCAGACATATTTCGTCGACAAAACAGTTGAGCACAGCGAAAACCGTCTGTGGATGCTGGCGAACATGGGGAGGGTTCTATAGTGGGTTTCCCATCGCCAGCAGCTGATTATGTTGAACGGCGTCTGACCGTTGATTCACTCTGCGGTACCGGCCCAAATACTAGGCTCGTTCAGACAGAAACTGGTTACACCGTAGTCGATGTCTCCGTTAAACCAAAGCAAGGAGATACCGTTTTAATTCAATACGGCGGCGGCACTGATTTTGCAAAAATTATGGGCCGGGCATTTATTACACGAGACGGTGAAGCGCTGGAGGGTGAGGCCCTGGATGATGTTACAGTTGTCGGGGTAGTGACATTCGTTATCAATCGTACAGGGAGGGATGATGATTGCCCGGTATAGCGAACACAACCACTTTTGGTGCGAAACGGATCTGTGCCGAAGAACAATCCTGTAATGTATCCCATGCTGACGATTGAGCCACTACAGTGTAATATGCAGGCCAACATACGGACAGGTAGGTTTGCGATTGTGTCCACCGATGTGTCCATTAAATAGAAAACGATACGAAATAAGGTAAAAAAATCCTTATAT